GTCACCTGTTGCACCAGTTGCTCCAGTAGCACCAGTCGCTCCAGTACTTCCTGTTGCTCCAGTAGAACCAGTGGCTCCAGTTAATCCTGTGTTTCCTGTTGCTCCTGTGGGACCAGTCGATCCAGTTGCTCCCACATTTCCTTGAGTTCCAGTTGCGCCAGTTGCTCCCGTAGCTCCTGTGCTTCCTGTAGCACCTGTTGATCCAGTCGCGCCGGTTGCTCCAACAATTTGTCCAGCGCTATACCAAGCTGATCCGTTCCAAACATAAATATCTCCATTTGCATCAACGATGTATGCGTCGTTAGTTGTGTTACCAGTTGGTGGTAAATTAACAACCGCTGCAACAGATCCTATAAGTGTTATACCAACACCTTGTGGTCCGGTTGCTCCAGTAGAACCAGTAGGTCCAGGAACAGTGCTAGTAGCACCTGTCGCACCCGTTGCGCCCGTAGGTCCAGTAGGTCCAGTGTTTCCAACAGAACCGGTTGCGCCAACAGAACCCGTTGGACCAGTGCCGCCAGTTGCACCTGTTGAACCAGTTGCTCCTGTACTTCCGGTTGCACCAGTTGCTCCGGACGGGCCGGTTGCTCCGGTTGGTCCGGGTACAGCAACTTGATCAATTACCTGAACATTAACAAACGGTTCAGGATTTACAATTACTACTTCATCTGCCATTTTATTCGTCCACCGTTACTTGTTCGGTTACAAAAACTTGACCTCGAATGTAGGTCTTTTGGAAATCCGGATCTACTGTTGAGGTGGCTTGAAGATCCCAAGTACCACGCTTAGGTAAGTTCTTAGTCACGCTCTTTGGTAGAGATAAACGAATACGTCCAGTAGCGTTATTAATAACAGTTACTGTCATATCAGCAACAATAATTGGGGCTCTTGCGTAAATTCTAATCTGGGCTTTAAACACAAGGTTGGTAGTAGCACTTGGAAAATCAAGCTCAACACTAAATGAATCGCCCTGGTATATAAGAAGATCGTAAACCGCAGCTGTTGTAGGGGTTGGATCAAATCCTTTAAGGTTGTTTTCAATGTATACGCGCTCTGGATATCTAGCGTCTTCAATCTCTTGAGACATGTAGATAGGAACCAATCGATTTGTTCGACGTGAGACGCGACGTAGTGCGCCCATTTCAAGACGCCAAAGTCCAATATTAAGCGCAGAAGAAAGCTGCTTGTATTGCTCCATACGTTGTTGAATCATGCCTGTAAGCTGGCGATAACGCTCAGAGCGGGGAATCATAACTCCGTCTGGAGCTTGGATATCAATATCAAAAGCTGAGTCTGTAGCAAGACACCATAGGGCTTCAATAGCTGCCAAGATTGCAATTGGGTACTCTTCAACAGTATCAAGATTACCTACTGTAAGGCGGCGACCAAACTTATCAGTGCGTTGATGCGTATGCTGTTCAATAGCTGTATCCACAAAACGCTCTAAATCTGAGTCGCTAAAGTAGCGATAAGAGGTGCCTGTAATTGTTACCGTGGCATTAGAAGCTGGTGCTGTGTAGAAATGAAAAATACCAAGATCTTTTTCAACTGTGTAACCTGCTGGAGCTGGAATTGGCACAGTTCCTTGGGGGCTTCTCACCTCAACAACAAGCAGGGATGGCTCAACCGGTTTAATTTTTGTATCAAATACTTTTTGGGTGCCAGTGCCAGGAGCAGTATATGTGAATTTTTTAGGCATATCGCCGAGCTCTAAGCGAACTCTGTCGACGATTTGGGAAACTCTGGCCACTCACAACCCCTATTCACAGTCTTTATCTAATGGTAGCGAGTATCTATAAAAAATCTTTACAAACGAAGAAGCGGGCATACTTGCCCGCCGCCCCGCCTAGTTAAATATTAGATAACGCCTGCTAGGTAGCCCTTTTCTCGTAGATGAGTAGCAACCTGTTGAGTGACTGAGTACTTCTGACCGGCCCTAAATGTGTAGTTATTTCCAGCACCAAGGGTCATGTTTTCAATATCTTCAATAACTCTAATTACTACAGTTGCATCAGAGCCGCCAACTTCAATTGTTGAATCAACAATTACTGTTTGACGATCTGGAACTGTTGCATCAATTACTTCAGTCTCTAGCTTGATCTGTGCTTGGGCTGTAGCCATGGACATAGATTCAGCTTTTTCCTGAATTACTTGAGCGTTCTCATCGAGTTGAGCTTGACGGGCGCGACCTGTAACATCGGTCGGTTTGACTTTACTTGCCATTTGTATCCTCCGGTTTAATGTCTGAGTGTTTGTGTTGGGCGGGGGCTTTTACACCCCCGCCTAACATTTAAGCTATTTAGTTGTATTAGTTTGTTTCTGCAATAACAACTGACTGATCTGTGATTAGACCAAGTCCGAAGATTGAGTACCAAGCAAGTGCGTGCTCACGACCGAAGTCAAGAATACCGCCATCGCGAAGCTCAACTGGTAGTGAGATTGCGTGACCGAATGCGTTATCTCCAATGAAGATAGCTGCATAACGATCTGCTGCTCCGTTACCTGTCTTTGTTGCAGGAGTGATGTATCCACCACCGGCTGTTACTGTTGGGTTAGCAACTGTAGTATCAGCTGAGTAACCAGCACCTGCACCACCAGCAACCTTGAGAACCTGTGTGGTCTCAATGAATACTGTGTCGTACAAACGGCCGATTTCACCAAGCATGAAGTTACCTGGAGCTGCGTACTTTGTGACTTCAATAAATTCTGGATTGTCACGAAGCTTACGGCTTTGGTGTGGGTGAATGAAAGCAACATATGTCTCACCTAAGCGAGGAATGTTCTTTGTAGCAAGTGTCTCAACTGCATCCTTGACTGTCTTAGGTGTCAAGTTAAATGCACCTGTCATAGAAGCACGGGTTGTACCCTTTGTACCATCTGCATACCAGTTATTAACTGCTGAGAGGTTAGAGCGGTCTTCACCGTAGATTGTTGAAGTTGCTGCGTATAGTGTGTCGCGTGATAGCTGATCTAGGTAGATAGCCATGTTACGACCAAGAAGACGTGAGGCTGAAGCCATTACGTCATCGAATGAAGCATTTAGCAATAGCTCTGATACAGCAAGAGCATATCCATGCTCTGATACTGTGATTGAGAATTGCTGTGCTGTCAGTGCGTTTGTCTGCATACGAACACCTTCGACTAGGCTCTGTGCGAAGCCAAGGTTGTTGTAACGCAAGAAGTTAATTTGAAGACCAGGTGCAACACCTAGTTCGGTCTTCTTTACTGCAAACTGCTCAAAACGAAGGATAGGCATTGCCTGGAAAAGGATTTCCTTTGACCAGATAACCTGAATCGCTTGAGTCAGCTGTGTATTCGTACCTGAATACGCTGTAGGTGCAGCGGCTAGATTGCCGGTACCTGTAATGGATGATGCCATTTTAGCTTTGACTCCTTATTTAGAATTTGGGTTTGAGTTTTTGTTTAGCCTAAAAGCCCTTGAGTCTTACCTTGAGCTCGTGAGCTCAATAGTCGACTACGGTATTTTGAGTATTCGTTCATCGGCATTTCCGCAATTTCTTGCGGTGTGAAGTTACGTTGTTCCGAATTAGTTTCCAGTGGCCCATTGGGAGGAGTAGTTATACTCGTTCCCTTCATTTCTTTTCTAGCGTTCTGCATTGCAGATTGCGCTGATTCAAGAATACGTGCCGAGCGATCTTTCAAGTTTTCCACACTAGCCTGAACTTCTTCACGGGTATTACCCTGAATAAGATCTACTAGTTCCGGAATAATGTTGTCACGCTCTTGGTCGAGAACTTGCTGGCGATAAGCCTGAAGGTCTGCATAAGTCTTTTCACGCTCCAGAAGAGCGAAGGCTCGTTCGCGTTCGACACGCTCACGCTCCAACTGCTCCTGCAACTCTGATAAACGAGCATCTGCATAAGACTTGGAATCTAATTCCGCTAATGCTTCTTCTCGAATCTTTGCAGCAGATGCTTCCGCTTCTGCCGCTCTTAGAGCTGCTTCTTCTTCTTTCTCCTTCTTGATAGAGAGAAGTTCTTCCTTCAGACTTTCAATCTGTGGGTAGAGCTTTTCTTTTTCTTGAGAACGTACTTTTGCTAGATCATCATCTGTATAAAACTTTTGATTACCTCTAGCGGTTTCTGTAGTAGTAACAGCCGACGCGTCAACGCCCGACACATTTACGACTGGAGCTTGTCCGGCCTCTGCTTCAAAAGCAGTTGCCATTGTTTCTGCATTGTCCATTGCTTACATCCTTTTTATCCTAGGGGTCGTTTTCCGAATGCCCTTACGGGCGTAGCACAAGTGACCTAACGTTTGTTACTATGTATTTTCTCTATTCAGTACGAAATTGTCTGCCTAAGCAGGTTTATTTATCGTACTTTTCTTCCGGAGGCCTTCTACGAGGTAGAGCGGTTCCGTAAGCTTGAGTTACAAGGTTGGTGCGGAGTGCCGCTTCACCTTGCTGGGCTTGCATATCTGCCCCGTCCATAATTGGTGGTACTCCGGCAGCTTGTAAAGCGCCTCCTCCACCAGCAGTCATAGCTCCACCACCAGCAGTCATGTCTGCGCCTGGTTCCCCGCCCATTCCGCCGGTGAGCTGAATAATTTCTTGTTCAATCTGTGTTTGAAGAAGTTTTAGTGCACCATCTGATTTAGCGTCCTCTAGAAGCTCCATACGAATTTCTTGTAGCTTTTCAGTAGGGAACTCTTCGCCTAATGTACGAAGTGCGCCTTCCTTAGACTCAAGGCCTAGTGAAAGTAAAGATTGAACTTCGTTTAGCGCAATCAACTTATCTAGTGGTAGAGGTTGTGGAAAATGGCAGTAGGACTGGTAGGTAATAGGATCTTTAGGATCTAGTCTGTCTACCTGACCGCTCTTGATAGGTGTGTTTGTTTCAACATTCCAAATAAACGATTCAGGCTCTTTGATTGCCAAGCTGATAAGAATGAGCTCGTTAACGCGCTCTAAGCCGTGTGCGTACTGAATAATTTTTTGGTGGTAGTGATTCATCAAAGGCTGGAATTGAATTGAAAGTGCTACACCTGAAGTGTTAGAGATAGGTTGTGCTTGACCAAGTGCGGTCTCAGGAACACCAACCATTTCGTGCATTGACTTTTTAATAAGAGCTAAGAACTCCATAGCACCTTTAAGGCCTTGAGATCCACCTTCTAGGTTTTCTACTTTTGCGTCTTTTGGTAACCCGCCCCAGACTTTATTAGCACCTTTCTCAAGCTGAGAAGCCTTTGCACCGATGATGACGGTGACCGGTGCTGCGTGATAATTAACAATGTCAGCCACGTCTGTAGCAGTTTCGTTGTAAGTGCGGTTAATATTGATAATGTCATTGCAATCAGAAAGACCCCAAGGGCTACCACTAATACGCTTATTTGCAATATGGATAACAGGAATTGTGCCAAGAGGGTTCGGGCGCGAGTCAATAAGTTCATCATTAATGTACTCCTCAATAATGTCGTCAGTTAAGATTTCCGTGTAGGTAAATACCTGTCGGGTTCCTTCAAGAGACGTACCCCAAAAACGATACTTTAATTTAAAACGGATTAAGCGCTCGCGGTCATGTGGGTGAAACTCTGGAAAACAGAAAGATGAGTTAAGGGGTAGAACGCGTACACGTCCTGGGTGTGGTCGACCTGACGGGTCAACCCAAGCTTCTTCATAAGCAACTTTAATAAAGCAGTCGCCTGATACTCCGCCTTGCTGACCAATTTCCCACAATACGGTAGCTTTGTTGTTATCTACTTCCCAAACTCTTTCTAAAAGGTCTGGAACAATAGCTTCTGTCTGTTTTGGTGATCTAAAGTTAACACCCTTGCCAAATGTAAAGTTAAGAATAAAATCCGTAAAAGCTCGATAGTAGTTCATTACCATCTGGGTTTCGCCTGTTTGACGGCGATAAGAATAATGGTGGCCTAGATACATCGCCCAGTTTAAAGAATAGCGATTAAGGCGCGGACCATGGACTTCAAACTCTTCATCAGCTAGCTCTACAAGACCCAGTGGGGAGATTGAGATTGTTAAATCAGAAGAGGCGGCCCTATAACTGGGAGGTGAGAAATCAATACCGCTCACTAAAACACCCTTCTAATACTTGTACGCATATACTAACATAAAAGTCGATAAAGCGTTTTAAGGTCTAAATGACTGTCCAGCTATCAAGCGTCTACCTACGGGCTTGGTAACCTTTTTCTTCATTGCTTTTTCTTTTTTTTCTTTTTCTTCTTCTACATAATCACGAAATCTAGGATCAATATCTTTTTTAGAGCGGACCATCTTGCCGCCCATTTGGTTGTACTTGGCGTGAATCCAGTGGCCTCGCGCAGGTGATTGTTTGGTAAACCGTGCCGCAGCTTGAGCCTTAATCATGTTGTACATTTTAGGGTTTGCTGGGTATTCCGTTGGTCCTTCTTTTACTTCTTGACCTCTAATTAACATGTTTAATCCTTATAAAGAAGTTCTCGCCCCCCGCAGCTTTTTACATGCTGAACGGGGGAACGAGAAACTTGATTAAATTAGTCCTGGACTACAGCAGGATTTACAGCACTCTGACGAGCACCGTTAAGAAATACCTCTTCAAAGCGATTATCGCCATGATCAGCAAAACCACCAGCTGCAAAGCCGGTCAAGTTCTGTGGTGCTTCTACCCATGCTGTTGAACCTACGTGTGCACGCTCACGCATTGTTTCTTCTGCTGTCTTTGTAAAGACGTTAGCATTGCGGTTAGCGCGACCTGGTGCAGGCATGTATCCTTGCATTGCTCCATTTGTGAACTGCTCTGGAACATCGGTATCAGTTGCGATACCTTCTTCAAAACGAAGTGGGCCGCGTTGTCCTGGAACAGCGCCAGCAAACTTACGATCGTATACGTTTCCTACTTTTTCAGGAAACTGTGGGTTTGGTGCAATTGTCATTAATGACTCCTAAATGTTGGTTTGAGGACCTCGGTAAAAGTGTCCTACTTCTAAGGCTTATAAACAGGCTAAAGTAGAAATTATCTGAAAAAGGGTGAGGAAGACACTTCAACTTGAGGCATGGT